ACTTTCCTCCTCGCCTCCTCTGCAAAAATCTGCAATATCTCCGGGTCGATCCCATTGGTAACCGTTAACACTTCCGACATCTCGATTACCTGGATCACTTCTCCCGTGTCGTCGTCCTCAATCTCTCTAACCGCACGCTCCGTCCGGCGTCTCGACGTAGGCGCTACCTCAACCGGTACCGTCTGTCTATACTGCCATCCGGGATCATTAACAAAGGGAATTTGCTTCCCCGCCCTAACGTCCCGGATCGTCGCTTGCACAGGGGCGAAGTCGCGGCGTGCTATCCGCTTCCTCGCCAACTGTGCGGCGGCATGAATTTGAGCAAACCGGTTAGTTTGTTCCGGGAAGGTTGGCATACTGTAACCACCAAGTTACGGTACCGATAACGCAAACCATACCGAGGAGCAATCCTAGTATGAATCCTATCAACACGCCCGCCGAGCTTCCGTGGTCGCGTGCTTCTTTGATGAGACTTCTATACTCTGTTTCTGAAACTTCCATAGCTGCACATTCCCTCTCTGTGATACTAATCGTCAACATCCGCACGTGCTACTTTACGCCCCGTGTCCGGCGTCCATTCGCGTACCCGTTTTTCGAGTATCTTGTAATTGCGTCTAGTCGTGTTCGCGTCGAGGCATGCGTAGATTAACGCTTCCTCGAACGGCGCTAGATCGATGGTTAGCTTAGGTGCCAACCCTGCCGCCGCCTGAATTGCTTCTTTCACTTCCTTGTCCCACGCGTTCCACTTGGTTAACGGGTCCCTGGGAACAACCGGGATAACGGATTTGTCCTTGAGCGTACGTGTGGTATCCGTACACGCCTTGATAAAAGTTTTGATACGCGAGTCTATAGACTTCTTGCGTCCCTCCGGTTTCGGGTAGGTCGCAAACACGGCGCGCTGTGTGAGATATTCAAGCAAGGCGACTTTCGCGTATGGCCGTACGAGGTCGTCAAACTCTCGCATTCTAACGCCTAGCTCCCGGTAGCTCGTTGTCTTCAGGGATTGATTCACGCCATAGTTGCCGAGGTCATATAAGAGAATCATCGTATCGACAAACTCAACATCCTCTAGCAGGTCTAGCGTCCCTAGTCTCTCCATGACCGGACCGTCGAAGGTAGATTTATGATAGATGACTTTTTGACGTTTAATCATTGAACGAAACCGCCCGAGCGCTTCCGTATCCCCCGCCCGAATCATCCACCCGTTATTGTCGGCAGTTGAATACGTGAGACACCAAATCGTATCGGCAAACTGATCTAGCCCGTAGAGTTCCGAGTCAATCGCAATCGGGTAGCCGTCAGTCGGCAACTCGAACGCGTAATCGTTTTCGGCTGTGGCGACGGCGAACTCGTACCGACCCGCCATAACGTCCCTCGGCCAATCGTCAATACCGGAGAGCCCAACGTTAACCCATCGCGCGAAGTCCTCCCGGATCTCTCGTATCGAGTTAGTCGAGTGCATCCCTAACGCCGGATGTAGCGTAGTGATAACCTCGCACTTGTGCCCGAACAACTTCATACCCTGCCACAAACGCCCGTGCTCCAACTCGATACTAAACTCGGGCATACAGGGTTCGGCGACATCCGGGTACGTAAGCATGCTTGCCGCGTCTCCGCCCATGAGGACAACGGTAGATGGTTCTAGCGTCCTGATCTCGTCGCGCAAGTGAACACGAGCACACGCGTGGAGCCGTTCCGCCGCTAGATCGGATTTCGTCTTAGGGTCGTAACACTTGACCACGTTGGTAACGTAGCAATCGTCCCGCGTCATTTGGCAAAGCGGGAGATATTGCTCGTTAAACTCCTCCCCGACTCCACGGCTACTAAACGGAATGTCCTCGCGAAACCCTGACCCGCCGCCGACGAACATAACGCAACCCTTCCCGACCGGACCGTATCCGCTAACCGGTTTGTGGTCCGGTTTGGATGCATGGGGGCACTCTAGGCAAAGGTCCCCCGGAGCGATTGGGCATGGCGTTGTCAAGTCGTCGGCGTTTGTCATAGGGTCAATGGGTCCTTACTTGGCTACGGGCGCTTTGCGTTTCGGCGCGTTCGGCTTGGGAGCTTCGCCGTTTTTGAACACGGGAGACGGATCGACTTTGGCCTTCTCCTTAGCCTTAGCCGCCTTCTCCTTCTCCTTCAGTTCCGCCGCCGCCTTCTTGTCCTTCTCCTTTTGAGCGAGCGCTTTGGCCTTCTCCTTGTCCTTCGCCGCTTGGACCTTCGCCGCGTCCTTGTCCTTCTTGGCCTTTTCCTTGTCCTTGGCGTCCTGAATCCGCTTTGCCGCCGCTTCCTTGTCAGCGAGTTCTTGTGCCGCTTTGACCTCGCCATACTCGGAGCCGGTCTTAGACTTGACGGCTTTGCGGAACGCGGCTACACTCTCCGCCGTGGGAAGCATGAGCCGTTCGACCGTGCGGAACAGTCCGGCGAGCTTGTCGCCCTCCGCGTCAGCACCGTTTAGGTATTCGAGGAACTGGTACGCGAGTTGACCCTCGAACACGCCGTGGCCCGCCGTGCCCAAGATCGTCTTGAGCCATGTACGGAATTCGGCTAGCAACGGTTTCGTATTCGGGTCCGCCGCCTTTTTCATGGCTCCCGAACGTGCGCCACGTTTCTGTTTGTCGCCCTCTCCCGCGTCGTCCTTGCTGTCCGCGCCCGCTCCGTGGGCATCCGAGCCCCCGGCATTACTTGACGCGTCGGAGGAGCCGGAATTCGTTTTTCCGCCATCGGCTTTCGTGCCTTCCGGTCCCGCTTTCTCCTGGAAGAACTTAGCAAGCAATTCTTGCTGTACCGTCTCGTCCTTGTCCGCCCAACCGTAGGCGACGTTAACCGGGATCTCGCCAGTGTGTACCCGGTCCTGAACTTCCGGGATGGCCTTGAGGAGCTTGAGGGTTTGCGTGATCCACGCGTTAGAACGCTTAAACCGTTCCTGGATCACTTTGCGCTTAACGCCGACAGCTTCGAGGCGTTCAATCGCGTTTGCCTGATCCATCGGTGAAAGGTCTTCGCGGTCGATGTTCTCGCCGAGATTCTCTAGCGCGTAGTCTGCCTCGACGTTGTCCTTGACTAGGACCTTGACGAGTGGACGCGTTGCCTCCGGGATCATCCCAATCGCTTCATACCGGCGAAACCCGATACGGACAAGGAGCCCGGTACGCGGTCCTTCCGGCGTGTCGATGGGTTGGCAAACAATGTTTTGGTTTTGCCCGTCTGAGATAATCTGATCCCGTAACTCGGCGGTCTTCGCGGAGTTGGGATTGAACATGCGGGAATAGTTCAAGTCAGGGTCACACTTGATATCTGCCCATGCGACCTTGCGAAGTTCGCCATTCACGTACGGAGTTTTATTCGGCACCTTGGGTATTGCTCCTTTGGGACTGTGTCAGTTTTGAATTTGCGCCTTAGCGCGTTGGCCGTGTCAATCGACCTGTTTAGAGATTAAACGAAAGTATGCCTCGGCGTCAACCGGTTATTTCACTTTCGGGCTCCGTTTTTTCCTAATCTGATCGAGGATGGATTTTGCCAACACCGGACCTATGCCCTCGATAGCGGTTAATTGCTTCTCCGTCAAAAAACAAATGTCCTCAGCGGAGTCGCACAGCTTACCAACGGCTATAGCGCGATCCGGTCCGATACCCGCTAGTTGAAACGCCCAACGCGCGCCGAGGGACGGACGCCCAAACCTCGATATCTCGGGCGTGTTGTCCTGGAACGCGTGGAGGGATTTGTGTTGATGCCACGGTTTGCCGAACCACTTCACGAGGGTTAGGACTTCTCGTATCGTCCCTTCCTCGTCTTCCGTCTGAACTACTCTACACTTGGTCCCGGTGCGGATTGACGTTAGGAACTGTGCCAACTCCGCGTATAGAAACTGTTGACTACCGAGTTTGACCGGACTCCACTTGCCGCCCCATTTTTGAGGACCGACTAGCATACCCTGTGCGTCCCGTCCCCATCGACCCTCGATAAACAGATACGAGAAGTCGTAAGCGGGGAGTGTCGGAGGTTCGGCTAACGGGTCCCCGAGCATGCCGCTAAGTTGCATAGCGAGTCGCCCTTCCCGCATGGAGCCGAGAAAGTCTCGCACCGTTTTGCGCTCGATCCCGACTCTAACCGTCTGCCCTCCCGGTCCGCAGTCGGAGGAAAACGCGAAGTCTCCGTATTTGAGGTCGGCTAACCGGGCGGTCCCCCTTGGGAATTGCGGCAACATGGGACCGGACCCGGCTCGTCTGTCGATCTCGACTACAATCTCGGACGAGGTAGCCATAGTTAGAATAACCGCCGTCTGGTGATCCCGATAATTGCCGGATCGCTCAGTCCGTACCACAGGTTAAGGAACAGGGAGCGAGCCTCGGCGCGGGGTATGGAGAAGATCGCACGCCCGAGAGGGTTAGCGTCGATGTAGTCCCATTGGGAGGTTTGTTGATACACAGGAATAGACATGAGGTCCCGCATCTCGGTAACGAGGAGCGTCCGGTCGGCGGCTCGAATGTAATCTACGTAGGGCTCTGGATTGACTTCAAACGCGGCATAAATCGCTGCTACAATCCGGCGCTCCATTCGTTTGAACTCGTGCCCGCAATTGCTCCCGCGCTTCAACGGTCCCGACATGTCGCCGAGATACGCCGCCGCCGCATCGTGAAGGAGTGCCGCGCGGAAGCACTCCACAGCGAGCCCGTTACGTACTACATCGCCCGGTGGATTATCCCGTGTCCACAGGTCCACGGCATGAAACGCGACCCGGATACTGTGCTCCGCTACTGAGTAGAAACTCAAACATTGCCCGGTGAATCGGCAGAGGTTCGCCAGTGCATACGAGATGTCCTTTATATCGACCTGTGTCGGGTCCGGGTCTAGTAACGGGAATTTGCGCCCCGAGTGTGTACGAATAAACGGCGGCTCGTTGGGCGGAGATAACGCCAGTGCCGCTTGTTGCCCATCCGCTGCCGTCCCCTGAAACGGGGAGATACCAGAGATGCCGATAATCGGGTAGCACTCGGGGCAGTTTGGCGAATCCCCCGCCGCTTGATGACAGATACACTTGCCCTGATTTTTGTGCACAATTCGCACCGTGCCGGGATTAATTGCAGTTTTCATAGTCTCCTACCTCCACTCTCTCGGGTCCACTTTCGGCAATACCTTCGCCATGAGCAGCGGGAAACTAACCTCGTCCCTGCCCTCCAACAACTCGCCCTCAAGATCGACGCCGGTACCGATGCGGCACTTGTCAATCTGCAACCCGAAATCCTTTTTACCGGGCTCGCCACCCTCGATGTCGAATTTATAAAGCTCGACATTTAACTCGGGTAAGTACTCCTCTAGCTCCGTCTTGCCTTTGGGGACGTACTTACCGGTCCACTCGGATTGTGTGGATGTCTTACCACTTCGCCCGGTGGTTTTCTTCTCCTTGTACTCCTTGTCCATTTTCGTCGTGACAACGAGAATCTTGTCGCACGCGTGGTACATTTTGAACAGATTCAGAAATTCGGCGTTGGGCGTTGCGTATTCAAACTGTGAAGCGCGCCGATTGCCAAAATACGCGAGCCGTTGCACGACTAGTAACTCGTCTTGGGTATCGACTACGACCGAGCGAAAGTACTTACCCCGCATAACGGCGTCCCAAGAGTCTAAAAAGTCCTCCCACGTTTTCATCGTCGCCGCTTGATCGGACGGCTCATACTCAATGGGGAATATGTGAATGTCCTTGTCCCCCCGGTATTCGTCCAGCACTCCGCGCGTACTCATGTCAATGTTGTAGTAGGCAATCGGACGCGGTAGAGTGCCGCAAAAATGAGTCTTGCCACACTTGCCCCGCGCTCGTACGTTAAGGAATACTTTGCCCTCGTCGCGTCGGCAGTGTTCCTCAACCGACATAAACCCCTGTAGCTCCCCGTCATGCTTTGCCATATATGAAACCCTCCTAGTATGGATAATCTACGTCCGCATCTATACGTCGATCAAACGGGCACGCGTCCCTTTCCGCTTGTTCCCGCTTCCGTTTGGCCGTGTGTGTAGCCGAGGGGCGGAACAATCGAGACGGACGCTTTACGCCGCGTCGGATATCGTTAATCGTTAAACACTCGCGTAACGGATCGGAGCCGAGGCACGCTTGCAGCGCAACGCGTTCGAGTTCAGACAGGGACTCGGTAGCCAAGGTAGCGAGCCTCACATGGATACCATCGCCGGACTTGCTAACCCAACGCTCCAACTCGATTAGCGGCACTTTGTTGGCTAGGCGCTTCCGTACCGACTCAAACCGCGCTATAGCGTCCTCGTCGTCAAGGTCGAGGAGCAACTCGTTACCCTCGGCGTACTCAACGGTAAACCCGTCCTCTACGGCATCCGCTGTGTTATTGTCGGTACGCGCCTCACTGTACTCCTCGGATGTAATCATATTGCGTGCCCCATCTCCTCCGCTTCGCTTAATATCACCGTCTCCCAAAAGCTCTCGATCTCGTCCGGCGTGAATCGCACTCCTAGGCTCCAGTGGTACGGCAACGGAGGCTTGTACGATCCGTTGAGATAGAGCCGATGTAGCACGCCTTCTGTGATTCTGTGGACGCCTGTAACCGGATGCCGCGACATGGCGCAATATGCCTTAACCTGTGCCTCGTGCATCCAAGACACGCGCCCCGGTCGTTTGTCGTATTTCGGATTCTTGGCGCTTACCCATGTGGCTTTGATTTCGTGCCAACGGTAGACCCGTAAACTCGACGGGGAGCTTCGCCGGTACTGCACGTCTAGAAACTCCTCACCGTCTGGAGTACCGATAATTCCGTCGCGCGAAATCTCCCCCGGATGGTAAGTAAAACATCCCACGGATACCCGCTCCAGTTTCGCGCCTAACCGATCCTCCCATGCACAACCCAACTCGGCGCGTAACGTAGAGCGTTCGTCCCACCCGTCCTCGGCGTCCAAGTGTCCGAGCTTTCTAGCGGCAGAGGCTATGAGCGTGGACACGTGGAGTCCGGGGGAGCGATGCGGGTCCGACGTAGGCTCGTCCTGATTGATCAGGTCGGGAACGTCGAATAGTTCCATGTTAACGCCCTAGCGCGTCGGAACCCGCCGCCTCGGGGGACATCTTACCCTCGACTTGGCCGATGTCGATAGAGTACTGGAGGAACTTCTCCAACTTCTCAAGGTGTAGGGTTAAATCCGCGTCCGTCGTCTGTCCGGCGTTTGTGTCTTCAACCCAAGCGGGTTCAGAGGACAGGGTCAGCATAGCCGCGCTCAAGTCCGTGTACTCACTCATGAGCCGTTGCGCGTTGTCTTGATCCTGCCCGCGCTCCGTCTCGCTCAACCCGAACCGCAACGCTTTAAACGCCCGAGCCGCGACTTCTAACGCTTCCTCGGCTACCTTGGCAATGAGTGCCTGAGTACGCGATATCTTTGTGATCTGTGACAATGTCATTCTCCTTTAATCATTAAACGTGTTTGGGGGAAGGGTTGAGGGTGTGCCTACTCCCCGTCCCCCTATCGGACCTCACGCTAGTTAAGCGTTATTCCAATTCCGCAACCGACTTACCGTCAAAGTCCAACCCGTCCGAGCCGCCGTCAAACTTCTTGAGGAAGTCCTCGTCCGCCGCACGCGTGCTAACCGCCTTAGCCGTGTCCGCGTCGATGCTGGTATCGCCCTTGAGCACTGCAAACACTGCCCGCCGCACGTCCGCCGTTTTGATCTCGCCCTCGGCGGCGCATGCTTTCTTGAGGAACGCAATCGCCAACTCGTCAACATTGGGACCGGTCGATGCTTCCGCCGCTCCACGACGACGACGCCCGCCGCCACTCGCCTCAGCCGGTGCTTCGTCTGCCGGGGGAGCCGCCGCACGCCGCCGAGATCCACCGCTCGCCGGTGCCCCTGCATCCGCCTTGGGTTCTTCACGTCGGGTCGGTTCGGCTCTACGGCTACCGGACTTCTCCTCCTTCGCCGCTTCCTTCTCGCCGCGCTGTTTCTTATGCAACGCGTCCGCCGCTTCCGGCTCCATGGCCTGCTTGGCGTCGAACTCGTCCTCGACCCACTGCTTGAACACGAGAATGGTCTTCGCCTGTTTCGGTTTTTCTTCCTGTCCACGACGGCGGACGGGCGCGGCTCGATTTTTCTGCAACGCCGCCCAACCCTCAGGCTCCGGGATGCGCTGCATAGCGAATACATGCCCGTCTAACGCGCTCGTGTCGTCCTGCAAACCGGCGTGATCTTCCGGTACGCCCGCTTCGATTGCATGGCTGAGGAAGATAGCGAACTTGGACGAGTTGGAGAATCCGTCTTTCGCCCCGACCTTCTGTACGTCGGTACCGTAACCGACTTCCTTGCCCTTGGAATTGACGGGCACGAAATCATCGGCCAAACCGGCGCGTAAGTTCTCAATGCAAATGCTGCCCTCGGGTTGAAATTTTGCATTCAGCGGTTGAATCGCGATGCGGTAAAATACCGGCTTGTCGTCCGACTCATACCCATCGGGACTCTGGCTCGTCCACCGCGCCGAGAGCACGCGACCAAATCCGCCCTCTGCAAATGGAAGGCCGCCGCCCTGTACTAGTGTCTGTTTTCCGAAACCCATGTAGTTACTTTCTCCTTGGTGTGACTGTCTGTGTTACGTGTGGTTCTACTGCTAATCGGACACATCGTACAACGCCCGTATACGACCGGGTAGCGGTACGTCGTGCCCGTTCCCAACGCCCACAAGTGACGGCACGCTAGCGCCTATACCTTCACTTGCCAAGCTAGGGGGAACTCTTGGTAAATCGTTGATCGCCCGTACGCGGAATGAATCGGGGACCAAATGTCTGTAGAGCTTTAAAAGCCACGAAACGTTATTGTCGAGAATGAACGTCTCGCCTCGGTCGTCATCCGCTCGCATGACGCGCCCGCACATCTGCACGAGCGTTTGTATCGCTATGTGCATCGGATAGTCCGGGTCCTGTTTCGACCGTGCGGCTACTACGGAATCGCGCGAATCTGGAAACGGGATTTTTGTAACCGCTTGCCACTCCGCCCGCTGATATTTGAAATCGTACCCGGTAGCGACGGACGGACTTACAAACACCGTACCGGGAGGCGAGTTGAAAAACAGGTTAAGCGCCTCTGTCGTCCCGCCCTTGTTGTGGGTCGCCAATCCGTACGCGAGATCGGGAACCATACGACGCATGCCCGTTAGGATGTCGTCGCGGCGGGGATAACTGACCGAATGTATCAACCCTTTGCGGTCTTGGTGATACTCCATTAGATCCGCTAACGCGCCGAGCATGTTCTCCCATCCTTCGGACGACATGTTATGCCGCATCGAGGTAGTCCATAGATGATAAACCGGACCACGCGCCCAAGGAAAGACGGGCGGGTAGACTAGTAACTCGTACTCGTCCGTGTGCATCCCGAGTAGTTCCGGCGTCTTGTGTGTGGCGGTTGCCGAGGTCATGAGTACACGCGGCGTGTTACACAAAAGCATGCTTTCTGTGTATTCCTTAGGCCAAAGCGGATCAAATGCAAAGTAACTCGGACCCTTGTAGGGTTTGCGCTTTTGAATGATCCAATCGTCGGGCATTCGGCATAACCGATCGATCTTACGCTTGACCCGCACAGCCGGACCGAGTTTAGCCACGAGCGCCCGATCTCCCGGAGTCTCGCGGATGGTCTCTTTAAGCGACGTTAACGCGCCCCCTAGCTCCGGTCCTATGTCAGTTGCCCATGATGCCCAAGTGCCGGGAGTAGTTGTCGAGGGTATCCGCACGTCGCGCCCGAGGATGAGTGCAAGCGCCCGGTCGTCAGTCTGAAACCAATCGACGCGCAAGTGATTGCACACGAGGTCCGGGAAATCGTGGCACTCGTCAATAATCAAGATGTCAAACGTCCCGAGCCCGCCCTCGATGAACTCATTCGCCGACATCCACATCGCGGCATTGGCACTGACGAGCTTCGCCTTCTTTGCATCTTCAATCGCCGCTTTCGCCGGACATTTCCGCCCGCCGCGTAACGGGCAATTCGACTCCGCCCCTTGTTCGCAATTGTGTATCCCGCCACTGTGTTGTTCGCGCAACCATCCGCACGAGTACGCGGCTTTGCCTTTGACCGTCACTAGCCCTATGGACGAGAAGTCCTCGGCTATCTGATCTTGTAACGCCTTGTTAGCCGTCAGGACCGCCGCACGCCATCCCATGAGCACAGCGACCGAGATGTAGTAGAGAGATTTCCCGGACCCGGTCGGCTTATTGGCGACGACTATATCGAGTTCATCCCGAAACAGGTTTATCGTGCGGTCGATAGCTTGCTCCTGTTGTCCTCTCCACTGAGTAAAGTGTTTCGGCAATCCTAGCTCATTGGGATTACCGGGAAGGATCAAGGAGGAAGGTGTCATAGGGTGAATTTAAGGATCGGTATACAGCAGTTTATTGATTAAACGGGACGCCTCGGTATGAGTCAACTCCCCCATCCGCGCGACCTCAAACCGGACCCGCGCGGCGTCCATGTAGGCGCGAATGGTAGACACGCGGAGTCCTAGCTCCTTCACGAGCGCCTGTAATACGACGAGTTGTAACTTGCTTACCGGCTTACTCGCCATCGAAAGTGTCGTCCTGATAATCAATCTCAGCGAGTTCGCGTTTCTTCTCGATCTCAGCGAGTAGCCCGGTTGTTTTGGTCGCCTTCATGTAGGGACCAAAGTTATCCGCGAAGGACTTCTTGTACTGATCCTTCCAGTCCCCCTCGGGCATGTCGCGGATCGCCGCCGCCGAGAGCGCGAGATACTTCTTAGCTTCGTTCGGCTTGCCCGCGCCCATGAGCCGACCAACTGTACCGGACATCGTTTTGTACACTTCCTCGAACTTCAACTGATAATCCGCGTCCCGGCTGATCTGGAGGATTAGATCCGCTTGTCCCATGATCGAGCGCACGGGTAGTTCGAGCGTCTTGAGCCAGTGTAGATGTCTCCATAGCGCGTGCCGGATAATGTCGGCGATACTCCCGTACGGCAAACACGTGCTACTCACATACGCGCCCATCTGTCTCGCGTGAGCCGGATTAACCCACGCCCACTGACGCGACTTGTCCCCTGTGTGATCCTTTGCCGGTATGTAAAATTCCTCCGCATCAATCCCCAACGCGTCCAAGTTCGGATACTGTGGCTCCGTTATTTTACGAGGCTGTTTTGTCCCAAATGGCATAAGCTATTCCTAACTTTCCCACGGAGCGCCCGTTAGATCAACACGCGTTGACCCCGAGGCATACCCCGCCTAAACTAATTACATGGCAGGCACAAAAGGCATTACACCGAAAGCTCTACAAGGCTCTGGTAAGACGCTCCTCGGCATCTCCCGAACAACCGGACTAGATCAAGGCTACCTATCCCGAGTATTCGCCGGGAAGCAACGCCCAAGCATCGTTACCGCTCAACGGATCGCGGCGGCGTGTGGATGGGACTTAGGCGTACTGATTGCGAAACTCGACTTACAGCGCGAGAGTGCCGACGTGAGATTGATCAATGGCAATTAAGATCATTTGCGATGAGTGCGGGAGTCCGGTCAGATATGCCGATCTCAGTACGCCCCTAGACACGGATGCACTCCTCCAACTCGTCCACGAGGAGAACTTCGCCGCGACCCATGAACTCCTAGACTCGGTCGCCCACACCGAGGGAGGACTTGACCCTTTACGAGCGCTCGCGCAATCTGCAAATCTGCCTCTAGGAGAGGTTCTGTTGTTCCGTGCCCAAGAGACTACCCTCCTAGCCCAAAGATCGTACAGGGCGCGGCGTAGCGTCAATGCGCGGGCATTGTTGAGGAAGGCGGCAATGGAGTTGTTGCTCGTGGCGGCGGTTCTTGGCGACTGAGCGAAATCCATCCCGCCAACAGTAGACCGAGCCAAATAAGACCTATCAACCATCCTCGTATCATTGAACCATCCCCCCTGTTTTAACTGGCAAATCCCAACTGAACAGACTCAAGTGATCCCACGCCCAATACTTCAACGTTGGTATTCGCGTCCTGCCCCATTCCAAGAACTCCGCGCGTCTCGGTGTACGCTTGGTGAATATCGGCATGAGGTATTCGACACTCGCCCGGTCCCATGTGTTCCCCCCGGTAAACGGCCATCGCATACACGCCCCAGCGTTGGTCACGTTGCTATACGTCGCGCCCCAACTCAAACACTCCATGAGCAACGAGTCCAGTCCCGATCCCGCCTTAGTCTTATACTCGTTCGGCCAATTCGCCGCGTTGTTGAATCTCCCGCCCTGTGCAAACGGTAACGCAGGAGTCCCGTATGTCGTTGGGTAATTCGTGTCCAGCGGGTAGAGCAACTGATACTCGACCGTCCCGCCCAATACCGCCCCGTTAACCCATGTCCTAACCGTGGAGTGATAGTCGAAGATCCGCTCTTTTAGAAAGTCCCGATCCGCGCCCGAGTTCACGGTCGGGTCGTCGTCCTGTGTCCAAAAATCCGCTAACGGTCTACCGAGAGCCGCTGTAGCCGAGAACGTCAAATCATCGTCGTACAACGCCATGCCGCCCCCGGACACCGTGCCCGATCCGCTTACCCAAGTGCCGACGCCTATGCTACTGTTTAATGTGTAAACGCCCGCCCCGGTACGCGTAATCACCCAACGCCCGTTTGCCGCTGTGATCCCGGACACGCCGACGAGGACAACTGTCTGTCCCGTTGCGAAGTGATCCGACGCCGTTGTGATTGTTATCGGACTCCCGGCTGTAACCCCGGTTAAAACCACATTCGGCCATCGACTAAAGAACCAATACGTATTTTCGCCAAACTGAACCCGTGCCCTCATGCCCGCGTCAATCTGTGCTTGTGCCGCTTCCGCATACGCCTGTTTAACGTAGTCAGTTACCACAGTGGAAAACGTCAAGTGAGACGTGCGGAGATTGCGCGTCGTTACCCCGTCGCCGTCATACATCCCGGCATACAGGCTCGCGTCCGTTCCGTCGAGCGTGAACGTGTCCGCCCCGGTTACTGTGACCGTGTACGTCCCGGAGATGCCCGGTATCCCGAGATCGCTAACCACACCGACCCGATTGCGTAGATTGATCGAGTCCCCCGTTTCGTACCCGTGAGCCTTTACCGTAAGCTCGACCGGAACGATCCCGCCAAGCGCGATACTAACGATCCGGTTCTCTGCCTCCTGCCCGAATCCGGTAGACGTTAACACTCTCACGCCGTCCGGGTACCGAGCACTCCAGATAGCCGAGATACCGGGATCGTCGGGAGGATTCAACAACTCGAACCCAAAGGTAACCGTAGCCGTGCGACCCGACGCCTGTAGCTCACCGAGGTAATCGTCCAACCAATCCTTAGCGCCCTTGGTGATTACGGGAGTCGTGGTCGTGTTGACTTCCCATATACCCTCGGACCCTTGGAGCAAATCCCCCGACACGCCTATTGTCCCGCCGCCCGAGTCCGTCGTCCAGTTGGTTACCGTGAACCGGAAAAACGGAGTACGATTACACACGGTCAACACGTTGGTTGCCTGTGTCGCGTAGACGCCTACGAACGTCTCGTTAATGAACTCGCGAAAGTGCTTGGCGATCAATGCCCCATCGGTCCCATAACTAACATACTTGCCGATTGTGGTTGTCGCCGTCTCGTCTCCGATTTCAAAAAACACGCCCTCGCCTGTCGTCCATGATCCGCCGAACGTCACGACCTGACACGCGATATTCCCGGTACCGGCTTTCTTCTGTCGCTCGTTCCAAAAGAACACGCCCTCGTAGTGGTTCACGTCCCCGGTAAACCCGAGCCGGTCAAAGTTCCATACAAGGCGCTGAGGCGGTAGACGTAGGGTCGCGTCCGTGTCGTAGTCAGTAGCGAATGAATGCTCCGACATCTCGACCGGGTCCGGTACATCCGCTCTCGGTACCACGATTTCGACCGAGTCGAACCATGTAGACCCGCCCGAGTGATTCTCTAGCCGGACCGTGTGAACACCCGCCGAGACGCCCGATCTCAGTAACCGCCGCGTCGTGATATCCTGCCCCGCCTGTAACGTGCTCGTCGTGGTCGCGCTATCGCCGTCTATGGTCACGTCCCAATCGCCCCCGGACGCGCCTACAACCGTCCACACGTACAGGTCATGGGTCGCGCTCGCCTTATACGTGTACTCGACTGCCGAGCCGGATATCGAGGTACCCTGTAACGATCCGCGACAATAGAACCCGTCCACTCGTGCCCATGTGCCGGTGTAGCGTAACCCTTTCTCGTCGCTGCACAGCCGAAACCCCTTCGTGTAATCATTAAACGAAAGTGTCCGACTTCCCCCGGTAACCGTCCAGTTAGTGAAGTCCGCCTCGAAATCATAGGACCCGCCTAGCACTACCGAGACGTGATTGTCGAAACTCGCGCTATCAGCTAACTCAGGTCCAAGCGTCATCCATAGCACACGCGGCGTATCGATCCCCGGATAGTCCACCGCTAGATCGTCAAAGTTCAAATCGACCGACCACACCGCGCCTGAGTCCCCATCGGCTAAGGGTATATCGTTCTTGTCGCAGGTAGCCGAGAAACACACGGCGTATAGCGAGATGAAATTCCCCTCGAATCCCGGTTGCTCTCCTAAATACGGGTCGTCGGAATGTGCGCCCGCGCTCGTCTGCAACACGAGATGCTCCGGGTCCGTGACAGAATCGACTTTGTAGTATTCCGTCCCGCTAATGTAGAATTCCATGCCGGGTATCAGTCCCGAGAACTTGTCGCCTGACCGCCATGTTACCGCCGTCCCCGATGTATCGACCGTCCCGAACCTAGCCGCCTTGATGGTCATAGTGTCGGCAGTTACACTCGCCATGATCGCAGTGGAAGGATTAACCGAGGTCCAATCGGTCCCGTTAATGTAATCGCGTATATCCGTCAACGCGTCAGCATCCGTCCCCGGATACAGGAAGTTTTGAAACCAAACTTCGATGTACGAACCGGGCGCGGTCGTAGCTTGTAACGTGCCCTTAGCCGTCGTGTAAGTCCCGCTGAGGTACGTTGCGTGATCCTTGAGCGGTACCGCGCCTGTCGTCCCGTCCTGTGCGATGTATTGCAATTTGGACGTACCAATCGAGTCAAACAACCGGGAGTCCAGAGGTCGCAACCCTCGGCTATACTGCACGTCAAAGCTCAAGTCCATGCCGGTAAAATCGAAATCCGGTAGGTATCGAATCTTGTAATACTCAAGCACGTTATCGGCGTTCCAGAACTCAACCACGCCGAAATCCGCCTGATCCCGAAATGACCCGGACACCTTGAACGAGGTAGAGGTCGCGTCGTGCATCGACCCATTAGCGCCCCGTCGATCAAACGCGCCCCGAGTCTGTATAGTCCGATCCGGTTGGAGCTTATACACCGTGTCGGCGGCTCGTGTAGACACCGCCCCTAAGATAAGCATGCTTATTACTTTAATCATTAAACGCAATCGAGCCATGTTGTCCCCCCTTATCTTCTCGGTGTAATCGTTACCGTTGCATCGCTTCCCGGCTCCGTGCCAACTGCGAACACTTCAAGACGCACATTCTTGCTAGCCGGTATCAGGTCGAGCGCGTCCAACGCTGTGCTATCAAGTTCCGCCGACGTGTCCCCCGCCGCTACGGTCAACTCTGCCCACGGAGTAGTTGCGACATCCTCGATATGCAATCTGAACACCGTGTCCGCCCCGTCAGGAGCGCCCCGCAATCTCACCCGTACGCTACCGGGCTGTACGTCAACATCGAAATCACCCGGCGTACACGCGTCGGTCGTGATCGCCAACTCTCCCGGTATGCTCAACCGTAACGGAGCGTTCCCTCCCCCGGTTGCCGCGCCCCCTGTTTCCGTTGGCGTTGTTCCCTGTCGGCGTTTGGCCGTCTGCACGATCTCATCAGCTGTGCGAGTCCACGCGTTATCGAGCATTTGTAACGCTCTATTCGCCGTCGCCACTGTGCGAAGTGTCAACGGGTAACTCGGCTGTACCGTGTAGGTACAACTGTCGATCAAGAACGTCGCCGCGTCCAACTCCAAATTAGCGCGCGTAACGTCGATTGACTCTCCTGGACGCAAGAAGGTTTTAGTCGTCTCGATCCGTAGCGTCTGAGTCAGCACGCCGTAGGTGTCCAACATTTGCACGCCGAGGGTTACCGCGTAGTCCGGGTCTTTGATATCCTGTACGCTCGTCAGGTTCTCCGCAACCCCGCTCCCGCCCTCAATCGCTTTGCGCTCCGTGATCTTCGCGCCATCGCTCACACTGGCTATACGCGCGTTGGCAATCTGATACAGGATCAATACCTCGTCGCCACTAACCGGAGCCGTAGCCGTCCCGCGTATGACTTTGGGTTGCCCCTCAACGTAGTACCATTGCCTCGGCGTTCCCGCTGTGAAATCCGTATACGGTCCGATGTCGGTCTGATCCACGCCGTTATAATAGATCTTCATTTCGGTCGGACTCGGTTGCACGTCATAGGTTAACGTGAACGTGTCCGCCACAATCGCCGCGCCGTCGAGATTCTCTAGCCAGTTGTTTACCGCCGCGACGTTCGCACCGATACTGACGTGTTGGACATTGCGATACGGTCCGTCCGACAAACTCTCGGTTAACTCGACCGCGAACGCGTTAGACGGCGACTCGTTGATATTGAACTCCGTCGCCGTCGAATCCACGGATTCCATGAACCGCAGGTCCGGCAAGTCGTCCGCCTCGATCACATCCCAAAACCAACCGTCTAACGAGTTGATCAGCGTATTGAATGCCTGACTCGCCGGGACGAATTCAAACACCACCTTGCCGGGAATCACCGGACCGTCCCCTCTAACGGGGCAGTTCTGTTTCGTGATCCCCTCGTCAAACGTCGCCCCGGAGAAGAACCGGTTATACATGTCGTCCAGGATCGTACCGAGTTTCGCATCGGTCCACGCGCCATAGACAATCCGTCTGTTAAACGTCCCGGCGTAATCCTGAATCCTGAGCGACAGGTAAACTAGCGCCCCGCTGATATCCTCCCTCAGCGTTCGGCTATCTACCCGCCCCCGAAACTCCAACACGCCGTTAACGTCAATGCTCATGGGAGCGCCCGTTTGCAAATCCGTAATCGGATCACTAGAGCAAAACTCCAACGTGGCACTAGAGCGTTTCCCCAATGCCTTAGTCCATGAGCACTTTGTCAACTTCACGCCCGCCGTTAGCGCGCTACCGCTCTCCTTGACCTCGATAGTAACCGTATCCGCCATTAGGTAGCCCGCCCTTCTCGAATGCGTCTAAACACTTCCTCACCTACCGCGTCCGCGATCTTCGCGATATCCGCCGCGCCCGCAACGTTGCCTTGGATAATGATGTTGTCAATATACACGCCCCCGCCGCCCGCCATCATGCTAGCGTCGATTGAAGCAAGCGAGCTAACCATCGCATCCTCGCGCCCGCCCTGATCGACTAGGTAGTCATGGAACCAACCGCCGAATCCATCCGCGAACGCTTTGAAGTTATTACCCAACCCGAGTAACGCGTCATGTAACCCGCCTTGGTCGAAGTTCCACGCTAGATAGGACGTGTCGTTATGCATCGCATTTAACGTGTCCTTCATGTTGTTCTGAACTGCCGCCGAGAATATCCCGGTACCTGCTGAGATGATCCCGGTAACAATCCCTGTGATACTCGCAACGCTCCCGAGTGTACTGGACGCCGCCGCGCCCGCCCCTGAACTTCCCGCGCTTGCTGCACTGCCCGCCGCGCCCGCCGCCGAGGATGCCGCGCCCGCTGCCGCCGTTCCAACTGAACCCGCCGCACCCGCCGCCGCTCCGGTTGCGGTCTTGGTCGCCGTACCGAAAATTAGATCCGCAATCGTCCCGATACCGGGGATCTTATCAATCAGACTCGCGACCTGTCCAATCAACTTACCCATGATCTTCTCACCGGCTAATTCCAATATCTCTAGCCCGAACTCTTTGAGTACGTTAGTTACCGATCCGCCGCTCGCAAACGCGTTAATGATATCCCCGACCAAGTTACCAAACGTCTTGGATAGGTCAACCACTCCGTTCTTCATGGAGATTATACTAGTCGATGTTCCTAACCCGGCTAGCCCGTTATTGAGCCCCCCGAGCGCGGTTGTCGTGTCCCCGATACTAGAGCCGACATCCTCTAGCGTTGTACTTGTGCCGGTTAACTCGCCGTTGGTTGTCTTCAGTTGGCGATTGGTCGCGGCGGCGGCGGTATTGGTCCGCTCGATCCCAACCGCCATACCTAACCATCCCCGTATACTCGGCTGAATCTTCTTGAGCACGGTACCGAGAAACGACTGAGTCGCCATGCCAACCCGACCCATAGTGCTAGTGATACCGGTAGAAAGCCGGTCCACATGGACCATAGAGAAGTCGGCCATGCGTCCGAATTCGTCAATCACCGGGTCCACGATCTCGTCAGGGACAATCGAGTGTCCAACGAGCGTATCGCCCAACTTCTTAAACGTCGCGGTTACGTCGTTATAGAGATCGACCGTTAGCCCTTTGATAAGCTGCAACCCGCCTTGAAACACAGCAACAATACCTTGCCAGAGCCCCTGTACGATGGTCACGACTCCCTTAGAGAACGTGGACCAATTCAGCGTTAACGCGCCTAGTGCAACTTGGATAATCCCCGAGATCACCTTAACGCCGCCACCGACTACTCCTGAAATCACCGTCCAAGACGAGGAGACGATTGTCTTAATTACATCCCACGTCTCCACGAACATTAAGCGTACGGACGGCATCTCTAGGACCGCTAATAGGATCTTGGCGGAGTCCGTGACGATGGTAACTATGTCCGTCCAGATTGGACCTAGCGCGTCCTTGATACCGGCAAACGCGGCAATAGCGGTTGTCTGCAATTCCGCCAATACGGGCGCGGCGTCAGACTTCAACCGATCCCATAGCGCGCCCCATTGTTGGCCGATGGAAGTAGACCCGGATACAATCTCGTCCTTGAACGCGAGAAACCCGGTAACTAGTAACGTGATCGCCGCAATTGCCGCCGCCGTAGGTACACCGATTGCCGCGACCGCCGCCGTGATCGCACCGAGAGCCACGATAACCGGACCCGCCGCCGCCGCCACTACCGCTAAGATGGTTGCGAGTTTCAGCGTCTCCGGGTTGGTCTTAGCCAACATGTTAAAGAAGTCCGTAGCGCCGAGTAACACTTCCTCGAATACCTTTTTAAGTCCCGAGTCGGCAATGGCGAGTTGAAGAGTTTCCCATGAGCCCTTAATCTGATTGACGGCTCCGACAACTCCCGATTGCATCGTATCGGCCATTTTCGACGCGGTACCGTCCGCGTTGACGAATGACTTAGCGAGCTTGTCCGTAGCGTCGGAGTTCGCCCCGAGGATACCGGCAACGCCCGCCGCTTCCCGTCCGAAGATCTTGAACAAGTCGGAGGTCTGTACTCCCGCCGCCGAGAGTTTCTTTAACGCGTCCAGTGGTTTCAGTACGCCGGATTGCAACGCCGCCACACTGACGCCAAAATGCTCTAATACTTTGGTCGCCTGTTTGGACGGATCGAGCAACGCCGCGAATACGGCACGCAACCCGGTACCCGCCTTCATACCTTGTACGCCCGCGTTAGACAGTGTGCCAATAGCCGCTACCGTCTCCTCCATGCTAACGCCCGCCAACTTCGCAATGGGAGCCGCGTAGTTAAGCGCCTCGGCTAGACTGGTAACGCTCGCGTTGGACGCCGCCGCGCCCTTGGTCATTACGTCTACAATGTGCGTGAGATCGTCGGAGCCCTTGCCGAATCCGTACATGGCAGACGTAGCGAAGTCCGCCGCCTGTGCCATCTCGACCTCACCCGCCGCCGCTAAATCCATGATCGGGCGCGCTGCCTTCAAGATGTCGCTAGTACCTAACCCTGCCTGTGCGAGGATGCCCATCGCGTCCGCCGCTTGACCGGCACTGAACACAGTATCCGCACCAAGTTTGATAGCCGACTGTCGGAGCTTGTCAAACTCACCCGCAGGAGCTTCTGTTAATGCCATTACCTTATTCATTGCGGTTTCAAACTGTACCGACGTGTGGAGAATGTCAGTACCGACCGCGATGATCGGCAGCGATACCGTCTTCATTAACGACGTACCGATGCTTTTAAGGTTCGTCCCCGCCTTGGCTAACTTTCCCTCCGCCTTATCGACATCCTCGTCAAGCGTAGAGCGTAGACCGAGCGAGATAAAAATACTACCTAGAGAGCCGAGAGAGATAGCCATATAATAGAAAACGCCCCGAGAGAGATCAGCCGTTAAGCCAATCCCCCTCGGGGCTCCTTTGTCCAGTTCTTATCGTTTCTTCGCCGAGGCGCGCTTACGTTCCTCCGCCTCGATCTTGTGCAACATTGCCCAATGAGCAAACTCACTTTCGGATACTCGGACTCCCAACTCCGCTACAGTCATACCCAACTCTCGGGCTATTGTAAATTTGAGACGGAGCCGTTTATCCGTTAAGAGTTTTTTTCCGTGGTCGCTACCGCCTTGGGCGTCATCGCGGAAATCTCACAAATACGCTCAACGATGCGCGAGATCACGCCGGGATGCTTGGTAAGGAACGACGCGCGAGTCGCCGCGTTATCCGTGAACAGTTTCTCCCGTGTCTCGGGATGTACGACGCCCTCCATGATGAGCGGCATAGTCAGGGCTACGTCGCTCGTGTTCACGTCGCCCGCCTTGACCGACGCGCGGGCTGATTTGGCGAACGCCTCGGCAGTGGCGATGCTGACCGATTGGATACCAACCGTGTGCCCGCCCCATTCGGGAATCGTCATCTTCTCGAACGCCTTATCGTCATGGGCTAGCAGTAGCTTTCCCAATTCCAACGCAACGGGGATTACTTTACCCGCCACTTCCTCGACTACTTCAAGTGTCTGTTTCATTGCCATTGTGTGTATCTCCTTTACACTTTCAACCAAAATCGTTTAATGACTAAACGCCCTAACGCCAAATCGCCTAAGCGTTCTCGGGCTCATCCGTTCGCAGGTAAACGCGTCCGTCCGCTGTGAAGCTGATACTCTGACTCGTCAACTCGTCATACGCAACGCCAACACCGAGCGTACTCACGACCGCCAAGCATTCGAAGCGCGGTTGTGGATCGCTAGGGTTAGTCGAGTCGTACTTCAACTGGAGCGACAACACCGTCCGATGAGGCGCGGACTCGTTCATACGCTCCAGAAACGTATCATCGGCATAGAACCCGCTAAGCGATCCCGTCGCCGACGCGATCCCGTGTTTCATCTCGGACCACGACGAGTCGCCTAATTCCGTACTGTCCAGGGCGGCTCGATCAACTTCTAAACTCCAACCCTTGAACCCGGCGACGGCATCCGGGATAACAGGCAGATACGCGCCGTCGTCAGTGGTTACCGCCGCCGACCCGCTGATCGCTGAGTTAAACACGATACGACCGCCGATGTACTCAATCGTGTAATCCTCGGGATCAGCGGGGGAGCCATCCACGTTAACCGTGATAGCGGTATCCTGATCAAGGTATACGTGATCTTTGTTATCGATCTTGTACACCGTGTGAGCGGTAAAGTCAGTATCCTCGGTGTACGTCTCACCGTCGTCGAGTGCTACCGGGTCGCCCCCGGCTAATCGGATAAATGCATGCTTTCCAAAGAATGACGCCATAGGGGGGGGGGATTCCTTTATCGAGATAATCAAAAATTGAGGACGCCCGGTAGTGCCGAGGTAGTATACGGGTCGTTTAAGGCTACGCTTAGTTTAGAGAGAACTAGCACGCCTCCAAGTGGGGAGAGACTGATTACCGCACGCCGGGACGCCTGTACATTTTAGGTCGTTTAATGATTAGCCCCCGTGGTTGGAATCACACAACGCGACGAGCTACCATCCCGAGTTACAGATTAGGACAAAGTGGCGCTATACGCAATCGCGCCGTTGCCTGTGATCGAGAACGAACCGCTTTCGATCTCGTCATACGCAACGCCGACGCCCAAAGTGTTCACGAGACAGTTACCCGTAAACCCTTTCTTACTGCCGGTCATCGGTGAGTCGTCCGTAATGAACTCAATGCCCGATGTCGCGGTACCGTTCAGTAGCGCATTGATTAGCGCCAACTGCCCGCCCGTGTCGCCGGGATCGATAGCCGACTCAAACGAGCCCGTCCAAGATCCGATACCAGAGATATTCTCCTCCCAACCAACGCCGAGTTCAGAGTCGTTTAACACGCCTCGGTCGATGTCAAGTGTCCAGTTCTTAATCTTGACGACCGCCGTACCGCCAATGCGAATCTTGCCAAGCCGTCCCGCTGTGGATGCCATAGTAGTTAGTTCCCTTTCTTATGATAGGTCTGTGTGCTGCTTAGATCAATTAGAACCCGATGCATGGACCGAAGTTAACCCGATCCCCGGACACCGTAGTACCGGAGAACGTTACCGTTGTCGTGTTCTGTGCCGTCTGTGCCATGAGCCCGGTAAACAAAGTTGGTACGGTTGTTTGATCCCATACATGGCAATTGACGCCGGTAGTGAACGCCAAAGACGACGACCACGTTATCACGACCGTACACGTCCCGGTCGTCCCGCTCGTAAAGAATCCCGAGCTATTAGTCGAGCCCGTCCCGATAGTTGCCGAGCATCCCGAGATAGCGGGCGCTCCTGTGTTTCCCGAAATCAGCTTAATAGAGACTTTGCCGTTAGCCGTCGCGGTCGTTCCCCCTACACATTGAAAGCCTGTATTGGATGTGCTAGGAGCAAACACCAATGTTCCGGCAGTTCCACACGAGAAACTAGCCCCTTGAATGTAGTTAACCAAATACCATCCATTTGAGGAAGTCGCGCTATAAACCATTAGCATAAAGTTGCTAAAATCGCCGAATCCCTCAGTAGCACAGACGTTCGCGCTAATCGGCAATCCCTGATCTATGCCGTAGATTTGCTGTGCCCCGAACCCGTCTACATTAACGGTCGCGCCCTGTCCCGAGCATTGACGGTCGGGACGTAATAAAATCATCGTGCCCGTGGTCGGTGTAATGGAATACCCGGTTGTACATGCGTACGCGGTCGGAGGGGAGGACGACGTACCCGAGGGGTTACACGGGTAAATAAATGTCGCGCCCGTGTCTATCAACTGTCCGCTTGAGTTCGTCCCCACTGTGCGCTTGGACACGGGCACACTCGCCCCGTTAACCTTCGACGTGTCGGCAGCTACGCCACTTGTCGAGAGCTTACCGCCTAACTGAGTCTGGATAGCCGATGTCACGCCGTCCAGAAACCCGAACTCGGTAGAACTCACACTACCGGGGGAGATGTTCGCCGGGTTGGTCGTGTCGGTCGTCGCGCTCGCCGCTAGCCCGCTTACCTGTGCCGCTTTGAGGTTGCCGCCGATCTTAGCGGGCACTCCGTTAACCGTCATGCTCGATTGTGCCCATGTGAGCATAGCAAACGCCCCGCCGACAATGGCGACTTGGGCTAGGATTCGTAATCGTATTTTCATAGTCTCCTTAACTTGGGGTAGTCGTAACACCGATCCCGGTAGCGCATAGAATCGAACCATCAGGGGACGCGAACTCTTGGGAGTTTACCGTGTTCGCCGTTGGGTCGATATCCATGCCGCCGTATACGTTCGTTGGCCATACAAACGAGTGCGAGCCTGACCCGTCCTGTTTAATCATGAAAGTCACGCGGCGAAATTGCGTTAATCCGGTTACGGTCGAGGAAGTCACCGCCCCGGTTAACGTCAAAACCTGAACGCGCTTGGAAGCATCGAACGCCGGAGTCGCGGAGAAGGTCACCGTTACGCCATTGTCCACGGGCGCGTTCTCCGCGTTGCCGAGTCCCACTTGAGCCGCCGTTACTGCATGCGGGTTAGCGACGTTCGCCACATGGGACGCAAGCGACGTTACCGCTGTCTGTATGTTCGCGTTTGCGGGCTCGTATACGCCCGTGTGCAAATGATCGCCCGCCGCTACTTGCGTCGAACCTGTGCCGACATCCTTAGCCGCCGCTGTACCGAGAGTCGGTTTACCGGAGAGAGTAGAGTACGCAATCGTTCCCCCGTCCCCGTCGTTGTGGTCGTGTGAGTCGCCATTCGTCACGCCCTTAGCTATGGGCGCGTATGTCGCCGGTAGATCGGGAGCCCCGGTTAGATCGCTATAGTCTACCGAGTCCGCAGTAGCCAAGTCCCCTAGTCCAAGATTGCTCCGCGCCGTAGGTACGTCCGCTAGGTCGTCCAGGTTGTTAACCGCCAGTAACGCTCCCCCGCCGCCCCCACTCGCGAGGCTAACGATTTGCTCTACGGTTATTTGTTTCGACGTGCCGGATTGGTTACACGCCAACTGATCCGTTAACTCTGGAGTCTCGACGGCGGGTAGTTGCGAAATCTTCTTATTCGCCATGTGTCCCCGATCCTAGCCGACAATGTTACAAATCGTCTGTACCGTCCGATTGGCGGTTTGATTGGACGTGAACTTGATACGGAATTTGCCCACGCCTCGGTACGTGTTAACGTCCAACGGCTGGTACCCGGAAGCGGCAAACGTCAACGCGGTAACGTCCTTGAACGTAGTGCCGTCTAACGTCATTTGCAGAGTCGCGGCGGTACCGTCGATTGCTGACGGCCATGCGATCCCAACCAACTGCCCCTTGGTTGGATCGAGCGTTACCACGTTCGAGTTATTCGCGTCAGTGGCAAATGTGACAATCAAATCATCCCCGTGCGAGGGTAAGTTCTGGAATACGGACATAGTGCAATTCTCCTTTAATCATTAAACGCTCTAGGACCTATTCGAGTAACAGATACCCGCCGTCCTCCAATAACACGCCGTCCCCGAATCCCGCGCCGAGGATGTACCAAAATTGCACACGGGGCACACATCGGAATAGCTCCGCGTCGGGCGCTTGCTGCCCCGGTGAATCCGCGATAAACAGAGTCGCCTGTATTCGTGTTCTACCCGTTACCAAGTCCCCCTTAAAGTTGGAGTATTGCGTGTAGATCGCGTCCCGAATCTCTCGCGCCTGTAACGTGGTTGTGGACCACCCGCTAAACGCGATCTCGATAAACGCTATATCCGCCGCCTCAGCTAACGAGGGGTTGTCGTACGCGTCGAACGTGTCCAACGTGATATTGGGCAACGTTGCCCCCGGAGGGAATCTCTCGACGTGTACCCGCGTGCCCACTAAATCCGTGATACCGGGGACCGTCGCCATATTCGCTATCAGGTCTTTATAAAAGTCGGCTTGGCTCATGTCGGTATCGTCCTCTTTCGCACTTCGTTCGTTATAACCTTCTTGGCGGCGGCGACCATGTCCTTACCCGCTTGCCGCGCGCCTCGGACCATGAACCGGTTAGCCGCCTGATTGAATCGCCGCCCTAGTTTGTCCTTACCGACAAACCCCTCATGGATGCGGCGAGCGTACTCAATGCCGAAACCCGCCTTGGCGCTATCTACGTCCGGCTCGACCGTACCGGAACGGCGTAACGCGCCCGACACGACCGGAGCCTCGGGCACAGAGTGTTTAAGCAACTCCGCGCCCATTGCGATACCGGTTACTACACTGACCTCGTTACGGTCAATCTGTTTAAGCGACTTCAGGCGGCGTAACACGTCGGTCATACCGGAGAACTTAACCTCCTGATCAACTGGCTTGCGGGTTGCCACGGCTAGCGGGCGCTCCTCGTAACGCGGCGGACAGGTCGAAGGTCGCGCGCGTGTTGTCTTGGATTACCTTGCTTAGCATGAGCAAAGTTTCCGACGTTCGTAACGCCTCGGCTCGCTGATTGCGAAGGAACAATACAACAAGCACGAGAAACACGCACATTTCCGGGACGCGTGTTACTAACGCCTTCATGCTCTCGTCTACCAAACTAGTTTCGATACTCACGTTGTAACCTCTCCGATTCGCAGTCGTGTAAACGTACTCTGTCCGTTCTCCTCCGGTCCCTCGATTCGCCACAGAGTCCCGGCGATATCAACCCGGTGTAAGGTTGTGATACTCGGATACAAGGCATCCAATAACAGGAAGTCTGTAGCCGCTGTTTCGGTATGATCCGGGGCGCGTAGAACACTCGCTGAAATAGGCGTCTTTCGCGCTCTAACGCTCGCCATGCCCTCAACGGTTACCCAATGGTCGTACGAGTAGTCCGGTTGGTTCAATGCGTCCTGTGTGCCGTCATGCGACTTTATCGAGACGGTCAACGGATAGAACCCGGCGAGCACTAACCGCCCAACCATACCAGGATTAACGATACGGGTTGTAGAGAGCGGCATCTAGCATAACTCCCGGAGCGCGGCGTCTAGCATTAGCGTGTCTTCCTGTCCGCCGAGTCCCATTGTGATAATCTCAAACGATCCCGAGCTAGCACTATCCCGCGTCCGCAGTTGAGCCGCGCGAACTCGCAAGGATTCAGCTACAGCCGGTCCGTCCGTTTGGATGTCATCCCCGAGGAGTCGCAATTTCTTGAGCACGAGGGTTTCGGAGTTCGCGATAATCTCTAGCGCCTCGGCAGTCGCGGCAAACACGGTAGTGAACATCGCGAGTAGATCGTTGATCTCGGCGTCCTGTAGTAGCGCGTTGTCGTCAGACACGTTGGTATCAGGGATCAGGAGGCGGACCCGGTTTAGATCGGTTGACGCGCCCGGTGTGTATGTTGCCGACATGGTATATCAAATCCCCCCTATACGCAAAATAGCGGACCCTCCGTTATGGAAGGTCCGCCGTACATCTATTTTACGAGTTACTACCGTTCGAAGCAACGCCCGAGCGGTATTCAACCTGCGAGCCGCCCATAACGTGGCGGACCTTCCAACGCGCCGTGTCGGTTTCGAAATCGCCTTCCATCGGGGAGAGCGCCGAACCGTCTAGCGAAACCTGATTCGCCGCTTTCATGAGTAACTGAGGTTGACGCCGACCACGGAGAAACCCGACCTGGATAAGCGGGCGTCCGTCTGCCGGTTTCTGAATCAGGTACCATTGCGTGTGACCGTTGGCGGAACTTGCGATAGTCGGCAAGTACTCGTTAACGACAACCTCGATACCCGCCATGATCCAGTTACGGACACGGATAACACTGTTCGAGTCTCCGCCCGCCGCCGCCGCGTTGAAATCGGTCGTTACCATTTCCTTCATATTGGTCGCGAGGATCTTGAGCGCGGGCGGAACGAGAAGGATAGGCGCGTCAACCATGATCGGCTCACCGCTTGTATCCGTCTGTTTCGCGAGCAACGTGTATGCCGCCGCGATGTTCGGAATCGAGAGATTCGGGTTAGACGTTAAACGATTCCCGCGCGCGGTCGTGAAATAGGTCGCGTTGGGACCGCTCGTATCCGCCAAGAGTTCCGCAACAAACCGGGTTTCGGTTCGCTGGCACGCGCGCGAGAGCTTCTGAGGCATTTTGCGAAGCGCGCCGAGGTCGTCGTTTACCAACGCTTCCCACTCGACCGGGATGATACGACCGCGCTTGTACACGCGATACGAGGTTTCATCGTCGGTTGGTTGAGCCTCGGGATACTCGGACTGTGCGCCAACTACCGCGCCCGCCGCCGATGCATCGACCACGGACAACGGACCGTCCGCGCCGTTGAGTTGCTTCAACTTGATCGCGCGGAAATCGGGAATCTGATCGTTGACATCGGTATACGATTCCCAAGACGGGGGACGCATGGCGAAGTCGGCTAACAGGAGACGCTGTAGCGTGTCGCCGAAGTAGAGCGGCAAGTCCGAAACGCTCAACGCTTCCTTGAGTTGAATCAATGGGCGCGTCCCTTCCAGGACTTCGCCGTAGAACTTGGCAAACCCGAGCAAGTTCTTCTGATACTGTGGCGAGTTGCGATTGATCCGGGGAGTCACATAACCCGGAGTCTCGCCAAAGATGCTCGCGTGCAAATCGCCCTCGCGTGCGTCGAACTGTGCAACAATGTCTTGCACGTCATTACTGTTCAAAAAGTCGCGCATGTTAACCTTTCGTGAAATTCAAATTGTGAAAATGTGAGACGGGGAGATCAGGAGATAACCTCCCCGCCGTTTGGGTATAGGGATCGGAGGCGATTAGGTCCGATCTTCCCAAAAAACGATTACCAAGTTAGACGCCGTGGACGTGCCCGCCGTGTTGTTGATTGTGTCGGCGGCAGTGATCAGGAACTCACTCGTCAGATTTGCGCCCGTCGCGATGCTAGCGGCGGTAGTGAACACGAGCACGCTAACAATGCGATCACCCGGAGCGATCCCGGTTAGCGTCAGGTTGCCCGCCGCGCCCCCGGTTACGATGTTCATTTTCAAGATGCTCTTGGGAGCCGATGCCGGGAGGATCAAAACGTCAATCGACGTAGTCGCGCCCGAGACGACGGCTCCAAGTGCGAACCCAACGAACATACCGGTTGCCTTGGCGTTGAGCTTGGGAGTGTCGGCGTTAGTGAAATACACGGGATCACCGATAGCGATTGCAATGTCGCCGTTAACGCCGGTACCCTTAACGCTCAACGTGAACACGCCGGAAAACTTAACCGTGGATTTGCCAGTTGCGTCGGTCCCCCGGTCGTTGAGTGCAATACCCATGAGGGACGCACCGATAGCGCAAGGGTCGCCCGCTGTAACGCCGGACGCGACGGTTAGCATTAACTGATCGCCCTTACCGAACTTTTGATTTTGTGCCATAATGCCGATTCTCCTAACTGCGAATTTGTCTGAGTTCGTTTAATGACTAAACGTGTCTAGCTTACTTACCGGCGATCTTGGCGGCGTCGGGACCGAGCTTGAAACCGGGACCGCCGAATACATCAGCCAAGGTTTCCTTGACTTCCGTAGCCGCGCCCGTGGTTGTGGACTCGCTCGCCGCTAACCCGAGGTTCTTGAGTTTCGGAGAGTCGCCGACGACCGAGCGGAGATAGGCGAACTCAGACTCGGAAACCTCTTTGACACGAACGCCCAACTTAATGGCGTCGAAATCGCCCGACTCCAACACGGGGATGTTCTCAATCACGCGTTGCATGATCTTAGCTCGGATGGTCGAATCTTTGACGCCCGCAGTGTCGAGCAATTCGCCCGCCGCTTCCTTGGCGTCACCAATCAAAACCCGCGCCAACAGTCCCTTGGTCGCCTTGGTCGCTGCCTCGGCGGTCTGGAGTGCGGCGATTAACGCCGGATTCCCTTCGACGGTAGTCTTATTCTCTGTGCTCATGGGTGGTGCATTCTCCTTTGTTTCGATTTGAACCGGTTCGGTAGACAGAAACCCGGATACGTACTCGCCTCGTCCCGCCGCCTCGAACGCCTGTACAACTTTGCCGCCGCGACCCGCGCGAGTGACGAAATCAACGCTGTGCCCCTTGACGATGCGCGTAATCTCGGGGGACTTGCCGGGACGGGTTCGACCTTCGCACGCCGCACGGATCGACAACCCGGTAAACGCCGCCGCCTCGTTAATGAACGCCCGGTGTTTTTCCAGGACCTTCATGGTTGCGTATGCGCCCGGTCCTTCGGGTCCCGACTCCTTGTACTCGGCGGGCGACGTGAACACCGCACCGAGACGCATGAGATCCCCCTCAGGGCGCGCTGCTTTCTCCGCGTCGGTCGGGTGGTTAATGAACATTTGCGTACCAGCGGGAAACGCTTCGCCTACATCGCGCCGTAAAACCTCGGCGGAGTAGTGCCCGGTCGAACCCTCTCCGGGAGTGATAAAGCGTACCAACGCGGTACCATCGGGTCCGACATACGCCTCGGACGCGGTTAGTGTGGTCAGGTCCCCGGACTCCGCAACCTCTAGCCCGCCGTCCACTTGGTCAGCGTGCGACTCGGTAACGTCGGTAGCTGGAATGTAGGAGATTACGACCGCCTCGGGAGTGCCGGACAGAGTAGCAACGCCGTTCGCGTATGTGTATTTCTGTCGGTACAGTTGGTTAGCCAGTTCGTATACGACTGTTTTCTTCTCGACGTTAACCACGTACGGATAATTGCCGTCCGTAGCACACGCGGTCGATACCGCCCCCCGGACCTTATCAACGATATCCGTTAATGATCCCGGCGTTGTCATCGCCTCGCGCGCGTCCCGTTGTGTGTTCTTGCCTTGGGATGCATCCATGAGTCGAAATTATCACGGGTTCGTAGGAGCGCAAGACGTTGACGTATAGGCAACCCCTGAGGGAGACTAGAGGCTATGAGAAAACACGTCGGGCTAATCGCCCTGTTACTGAGTTTTACCGGGATCATGGGAGCGCAAACCCGTCCCGCTATGGAGGACATGAAACTACGCACGCCGCCGCCGATCAGTGCGGTATTGCTGTACGTACCGGATTTGGGGTTCGTGACTGCGAAGATCGACCCGAGTCTCAAGATCGAGAAGGACGATAGCGGACAATGGGTACTGAGAGCCGTGGAGCCCGAGATTCTACCCATCCCGGCAACCAAGACTTACAAAACCATTACCGACGTAGCGCATATCGCACTCGGGGACGAGACGGAGTTCAGTACGGCGCGGGTACCGGTTAGCGGGGTTGCACTCTATAAAAACGGCGTGCGATTGTATGGCGGGATCGACTTCGAGGCGTCTATTAGCGGACTTATCACATTGCGCCCTGAGTCCAAAGCGCACATTGGGGATTTGATCCTAATGGAGTATCAAGTAGTGGAAACGGTCGGTCTGTAAAATTGGTTTACCGGGGCGTGTGGCGAGATTGTCACACGCCCCGGTCGTTATCTTCAATTGCTCTCCACACGTCCGATGCTTGGAAACTTCAACGGTCCTGACCATAGCGTCGGATTCGATCCCGCCTCTTTCCCCCCGCCCGCTGTAGCCGTGAATGAGTTCGAGGTCCCGTGGAAGTATTCATCCAACGGATAGAGCGCGTACGGACGGAGTTCCTGAAATCCCCTACCGAGCTTTGCCTCAATCCGATACACCGCGTGAAAGAAGTTGCCGCGATCCATGCCGAGCTTGCGCGTGCAAAGTTTCCAATCCGCGCCGAGCAAATAGTGATACCGGAAGATGTCATGCTCCTCGGGCGTCAATAGGCGCTTAGACACGAGCGTAAAGTCCGCGATATACTCCTCGTCCTTGCGTCCCCATCCAGACGGGCGGTTACGTCCCGCGTGCGGCTCCAGTGTTACCCGGCTCATGTGACGCTCTTGTGTGACGCACTTCTCAAACCGAGCATAACACTCCCGGAAGATAGCACGTAACACACAGTGGCACGGTGCCATTACGCTACGCCGCCCCGTGAGCAAACCGGAGCCGTGACACTTGGCACAGTGAACCTGTGCAAGTGCTAGCGTGTTGGACCGCGTCCATACGTGCGGGGCGATTTGACCGGGAGCCACAGCGGGCGGCGGGGGATCGACTCGTTGCGTCTTAGCATAAATTACGTGTTGGATTCTCATGTATGTGTGTGGCTCCCTTGGGAGTTGTACCAAGTTAAACTAAGCTACCCGATACGTCAATGTGCATCTACAACCCGGATGCTCCAACGGGCAATCGTGCCCCGAGTTGAATCTCTCATCGTTCCCTATCCAGTCTTGCGCGTCGTTCGCGCGGCATTCGTCCGATGTCCGCTCGTCCCCAACCGCTAACCATTTCTTCTCCATAGGCGTAGTACGAGACACGCGGTTCATAACCTCGCGCTTCCCTTGCTCGTACGCGTTACCCATCTCGGTAGACGCGATCAGGTCCGCGCGCGTCCGTAAGTGTTTCGGCGCTTTGTTGACACCCGAGAACTCGCCCGAGTCTTTGTACTTGTCGCGAATAGCTTTCGCAATCTTCTGGTAGCTGTGCCCGTTCTCGACGCCGTTGGTTACGATGTCGCGAATCTCGTTCTTCGTGGTGTCGGATGTTTTACTGATTAAACGCCCCGCCTCTCGCGCGGACCAATCCCGAGCCGTCACGTTTCGCACACTGAATAGATCAGACTTGGTATCTAATGCGCCGAGGGATTTAGACACGGACATGGCGCGCTCCCATCCCGCGCTAAATCCCTCTCGTAATGCGAGGGTCGAGGGTCGTAAATAATTGGTCGCGGGCTGTACTAGCGCGTCGTCCATGAGGTTGTCGAGGTTGTTAGGTAGCTGAGGGTCCGGGTCCGCCTCCGCCGCCTCGTACGCGGGAGATTGAGCATACAGACGGAGGGACGATAGGCGACTCGCCACAGCCTCCCCGGACGCGCGGAGGTAGCGTTGAGTTGCTAGCCCGATAGTCGCCATAGGTCCACGTAATCCGATGCGGCGGATCTCGACCTCTACCGCGTCGGGTACGGATTCCATAACTTGTAAGTACGGTGTCATATTGTCTACTCTCCCTTGGGGAATGTGCCCATTCTTTATATATAAGGCACAGCCCCCCGTGCCATTGTGCTATGTGCAGAGAGCTAATGTGCTATGTGCTACTGTGCCCTGTGCCAATGTGTACAGTGTCAATGTGCCCTGTGCTCATGTGCTCGATTTCGCCTCGGGCGGGGTTTTGATGATCCGGCGTGTCGCTTCCATGACCACGGCGGTAACCGTGTCGTTAAGCTCGTCGTCATCAAACCGGATACCGCGCTCCGAGAATACCGAGAGGATCAGTTTGCGCGCTAACGTCGCATCGATGATAGACTCGTTGATCTCTTTGCCGTCCAGTGTAATCGCCGAGATCACCGCTCGTACCATGTCGCCGAGATCATGTTCGACAATCGGCGGAAATGTCACGTCTACGGTCGTGTCCACGGTTTCAGCGATCACGATAGTCTGTGTGTCGCCGTTTGGATCTTCCGCGCCTAGACCGGCAAGCGGTCCGGTTTCCGCCATTGCCGCTTGTGCGAGTACGTAGTTATGCATGATCGTTAGCTCGCCTTTCCACAATTCCTGACGCTCTCGGTACTTGAGCGCCATTGGTTGATTAAGGTTGTCGGCAGTAGCTAACGCGCCTTGCTGTACGTCCATGCTGATATGCGGGTCGGAGGTCCCGAAGTTCGCCGCGACCATGTGACGTACCATTTTGGAATCTTCCGGCGAGATGTTAGCGCCCGCTGTTTGAAACGGCTTGAGACTCAACCCTTCGCCGGATGCAAACATACTGCCCGCCGCTGGAGCCGGGTTGGACTCCCTCAGTGCGCCTCGCGTAAGGCTACTTTGCAATCTGTTTTTTAGCGCCGTGGGAGAGGCTCCCGCTTGGGTCTTAGCTTCCCATGTGAACACGCGTAACGACCTCACCACCGCCGCCCAATCGTCAAGGTGAGCCGTATAGGAGAGCGCCCAACGTAACCCGGCGTTAGGCTCCGGGACGCCGTAGAGCATGGAATCGAGCCCGCCGTCGCGGATGTGCTGTACCGGCGTGTCCCACTGGATCGGCACATCTCCAAGCGAAGGGAGGCGGACCGTTGGGGAGTAAGACAGGTCAGGGTAGAGGAACTCTTTCGGCGTCGTGTTGACGCTCCGCCCCATTGACACGCTAGCCAGATAGGAACGCCGGTAGAATTGTGGCGTGTCCCGGTCGTCAGGGTCGGTTATGATCTCAGTGATTTGGTCGATAGGGATTTTGCGTACTGTCACTTTGCCGAATACCTTGGACGTAGCGTAGACAATAAACACGTTGCCGTCCGTAGATAGAGTGCGATCTGCGGCGGCAAGACGTTTGTGTGACGTAAAGACGCGCGCGTTACGGCTCCAGAAGTCTTGAATAACTTGATTCACACGGGCGTCGCGACCTTTCACACTGACGCCTTGACCAAATACATACCGGGTCGCCAGAAGGATCGCTTGTTTCACTAACGGATTCATCAAGAACGCCGCGCGCGAGACTTCGATAATCCGCATGAGTCCGGTACGCGTGATTAGTGCTTGACCCTCGGCGGAGAACGCGAGCCACCCGCGATCCTCTAACTCCAACTCGGCGGACGCGAGGGATTCCATTGCGGTAAGCGTGCGGTTGACCTGTGCCGAGCGGAGGTTGTCGAAACGCTCCGTCTCGCGCGCGTCCACGGGCGGGGAGTGAGTCATACCCGCGTCATGGGGTACCAGTATTCTAGTCGTCATTGTCGAGCTTTGCTCCTTCTAGTTTATGGATGCGTAGATAGCTAACGATTGTTGTAGGGTAATAGAGCGCCGTATACGCGCCTCCGGGATCGAATATACCACCGTCCCAAAGTAATGCCCAATGTCCGTAAGCGGGTAGGGGTTTGACACGTTGGACCGTGTGGAGAATAGCGCGCCCCGTGTGGATGCGACCTAGCCCGCGCTCGCCTACGGGATGCATGCGGCGGGACGTGGATAGACCAAAGTGCGCGAGCGCCTTACGCATGTCGGCGGTAGTGAGCCCGTCAGGACATCCGATGTAACGGCGGACGGATGCGAGACTGACACCCGCCGCCATTGCTATACAACAGTGCCCACAAGATGAATCGTCGGTCTGTATTATGAGCTTGGGCACGGTGGGATTACCTAGCTTGTGTAGCTGCTATTGCACACGCCGCCGCCCAATAGATAGCCGCCCGCCAGTCTCGCGCAATCGCATAACTGATTGCAGCGCCCAAGGACTCGGCGGCTATCCCGTAGACCAAGAAGCGCGCCATTAGTCCACGACCCGATGCGTCATCTCCCATTTGCCGGACGGTTCAATGATTAAACGCCACATGTTGCACCCGCCCGCCGACATGCCCATGACTTCCGCGTATGTCCCGTAGTGAGACAGGAACGAGGACGACATGACGCCGAGATAGTGTTCCGCTACCATAGAGCCCTGTGGCTCGTGTGGATACGGGCGACGTTCCCGTACGTCGGTTAGCATGAGACAGTCATGCAAATGCCCAACCCAGTACACATGACTGTCGCCCTGCGTCATGAACCGGTGGAGCATTTGAGCTTTCGCGCCCTTGGTCCGAGAGCCCGATCCGCCGTGCCACAGAGAGTTGCGATGCGGGATTTGACGCCCGTAATGGATATCAACAAACTGCTTACCGGACGAGTAAGGAGTCTTGAGGAGCGTGGCGAGAAGATGGCCGAGATCTCCGAACGCGCGCTCCGATCTACGCTCGTGATTGCCGCCGACAAACCCGAGGATACGATGACGCATCGGCGCGGCGAGTTCCACGAAATCGTAAACCTGTGCTTGGGGCTCTTTCGTGTTGGAGTAGGGGGAGGCGACCGATAGCACGGTTGCCGCGTCTACCATGTCGCCGCCGAAGAACACGAACCGGTTAGGCTTGGCTAGAATCCAGTCGCGGTACTCGATAAACTTCGCGACGTTACAGTGTTTGTGCCCGTACTGCACGTCTGTAATGTGGAGGACTTCGATACCGTCCGGGTAAACACGGGGGGAGACGATCACCTTAACATACTTGGACTCGTCCCCGTAGAGCATATCGGTTTCAATCTTGATACCGGGCGCGGACTTGGGGGACATCGTCGCGAGCCGGTCTAAGTACTCTGACGTGGGTACGGTCATAGGCAGACGCGGACCCGGTGAGGCGATCAGGGGTTCAGACATGTACCATTTTAACGCTAGATCTTGGCTAGGTCGATTCGGCGGGTAGTGCGACGGGAACGGGACCGGTAGCGCTCCGCCTCTAGACGCTTGGGGGATTTGCTGTAGCGCACAGAAGCGGGGCGGCGAGTGCCATCGGGACGGCGGCGGACCTTGCAATTAGAGCAACGGCGCGCGCGCCCGTGTACGTAAGCGGACTTATTACAACGGCGTTCGGGATGTAAGCGGCAAACGATAAACCCCTCCTCCCAATTGATCGCGCGGATACGTTGGGAGAGTGTGAGAGGAGGGGAGGGCATAGGGTTAAGACGGACTCCTTCGAGACTGATCGAGTAAAGGCACACCTTCCCAATCTACACACGTCCCGTAGTGCTCGTTAGCTAACTTACAGGCTACGCTACCGCAGTCACGAGGCGGTACAGAGTGCTTGCCCTCGTGCCCCAAGGGATGCGTACACTCGGCGACGACACAGTGTGGTATCGCGTTACGCCGCTCCATGTACCATTTTAACGCTAGATCTTGGCTAGGTCGATTCGGCGGGTAGTGCTCCAACGGACGGACGCACTCGGTTACTAGCCCCTTGTCGCACTTCGCCATCGGATGTACGGCGTCAAGGGCGGAGCGGTATTGCTCACATCCGCACTTGATCCAGTCACCGCACCGTCCCCAACCCGCGACGTTAGGACCGTCGAGCGGCTCAGCGTGATCCGCCCGCAGACACCCGCAGACACACAGAGGCGTAACCGTGGGCAACGGCTCCGACCGCTCTACGGCGTCAAGGTCGTAATCGAGATCCAACTTAACCACGCCCTCAGTCGCGTTGTGCTCGTCTACCGCCGCCATGAGCGACCCGCCCCATAGAACCGCCCCGGCGTTGTCGTCTGTCGGCACACGCCCTAACCGGTAATCCTCAAGCCACAGGAGCGCATGTTTGATTACGTGGTTGACTCGCGCCACGATCCACTCGCGATCCGCTAGGCGCTTGGCGTAATCCTCGGGAGAATTGAGCGCGCTAAACGCTTTCTCCTTGTGCTTCACGTGACCGAGGGAGTAACGGTTGGCGAGGGAATCAATCGCTACACGAGGGACGCGCGAATACTCGGGGCATAGAGTCGCGGTTGCGCCCGAGGCAAACAGGACAGTGGGCTCGTTACCGTGGTCCCGTGGGAGGTTGCCTAGACCACATACCCCGGCATGCCCTTTACGTCGTTGGCATGGACTAGGCGGCGTGTTTGCCGCAGCGTGATACAGTTGCCCACATAGCACGACTGTCTCGTGGCCGTGGTCACGGATCGGCGTAGTAGCCCTGTGCTCCGTATCACCGTGTGCATTCTTCATAGATCCGCAATCGTTGTCCATGTATTCCCTCTCCTGTTTAATCACTAAATCAGTATTTCGATATCGGCTCACTAATCTCAGTTTGCGAGAGATACCGGGTCTCGTCAAGTAGATTAGGCGCAAACGCTAACATACAACTCTCGGCGTAGTCAGGGGAGGGAATTCCCTTCTTGAGGAAGTCGCGCTTTGACTGCATGATGATCGTCCCCTTGACCGTGGGGAGATATTGCAATCCGGCTAACTGCCCCGTCAATAGGTCTAACGCCTCCTTGCCCATTGTCGCCTTGTGGAACTCGACACACTTCCTAATCGCGTCTTGGTGTCGGGTCGGCTCTAGGCAACTGTCCTCGAAACTCAACTGACCGTCCTTCACGAGGTCGCCCAATCCCCAATATAACTCGGCTTTGAGATTAGCGAACCGCTTGGGTTCACATGACGGTCTGTCTACATTGACCAATTGAACAATACCGCCCTGTCCCCATAGACCGAAGTGGTCGCCTAGAAAGAGAGCGAAGTTGTACCCGAGCCCGATGCTATCGACGTTAACGAGATCCACTGGACCGAGGGACAGTATCGCCCGTATGAGCGCGAGCACTGACGCTCTAGGGTCCGCCTCACCGAATCCCCACACGCCTAAGACGCGCGCGCCTATAGCCCATGTAACCACTGTGTCCGCGTCTCCCGATCCCGCTACGTCGATACCGATACGCGAGGTCGAGTCTGGTACGTCCTCTCCTTCCTTGCGCGCGTCCATGAGAAGTGCTAACGGGAATAGAGCAAACTTACTCTGTGTCGGGAAGCGCCCTAGAATACGCGCCTGTACGAACGGGTGATCGAGCCCGAACTTACGCAACATCGCCCATACCCATCGGCGCGCTACCAGAGACGGCATAGGCATGATGTCGAGACGCGCGTCGTCCTTGGTCCACGTCATCATGTCCTCTGGAGTTAGCCCGATCAGGTTAGGCGTATCAAACGCCGATATCGTAATCACGTTGTACGACGGATCGGTCAACGCGGCAAACGCCGGACCTTCGGGCACGGTTGGATTCATGAGCCCGAGGAAGCGCACATAGCCTGCCGACATGAGCCCTTCAAGTGCCGTCCAGATAGACGGATGGATACCCAACGCCTCATCGAAGATCACGAGGATATGCCCGCCGTGGAATCCCTGGAACTTCACGCCCTCGTTGCCGCCTGTTACGTTGGTCGAGAATCCGTACGCCCAATAGTCCTCGTTGATCCGTAGCTCCGTGAGATTGGGCTCCGGGAAGTGAACCGTACCGAGTTGACGGGCGCGACGTATGGACGCGTGGACCTCCCCCCATAGCGCGCGTTGCACTTGGTTGGATGTAGGCGCGGTAGTGATCACCTTCGCGTCATTGGGGAATCGGAGGAGCCACCAAGGGACGAGGTTACCGGCTAGTCCGGTTTTGCCGGATGCGTGACACGCGGGTACGATAGTGCGGATGTTGTCGATAACGGATTGAGCTATCTCTTGCTGCTTGGCGTAGGGCTCGAATCCGAGTATGCCGGGTAGACAGAGACACGGGTCCGCGATGCACTCGGCTAGGTCCATCTCGGCTTGAGAGAGTGAGTCCTCGCGACTATCGCCCTCCGAGGCGTCATCAAGTAGCGAGAGGTCGTATAGCGTGGAGTCCATAGGGATAGTTTAACTGAGGGCAGGGCAGAGGTCGAGCTAGGCAGGGAGGAGTTTAACGATTAAACGAATCGCGTAATTGTGTGGTACTGCGAGTACTAGGCATGCAATCAAGATGCCAAAACTCAATTTGCCGTGTTATCAACGGGCTATGTGGAATGGGTACATTTGTTGCGAAACCATTGTGACTGGTACGTACTCTTAGAGAGCATAGACGTACTACGCCGGACGCGATGACGCGGAACCGGTAGTCAGATAGTGAGATAGGAGTAGTTGAGATGAGACGATTAGGAAAGAATGCAATAGCGCCAATGCGCCCGAGGCGAGTAGAAGCAGTATCCCCCGAGCTTGCGGTCAGGCTCGCTAAGTATCATCCGGTAGGGAGTGACGCGGGTATCATTGCGTCGGCAGAACTAGCGCTACACAAAGCGTCCGAGGCTGTAGGCGCGCTCTCGTCAGTGGAGAGCCTGTTACGTAAGGCGCTTCGTGGTATGACGGGCGGGGTACGCGCTAACCGGACTCAGGTCGCGTAAGTTGGCAGATATCGAATTGAGAGCCCTTGGGCTGTTACGCCTTGGGGCTCTCCTCGTCCGTGTGTGTGACCGGAGGCGCTAGGGGCACTGTCGGAGGTTGCCCTTGACCGCCTCGCGCTTTGGCATCCTTGGCGCGTTTCATGATCTCCCCGATTCTGTCGAGCGATAGCGCACCGGTCACAGTGGCGTCTAGCTTAGTGGCGCTATCCAACCCGAGCAACGCCGCTCTACGATTCGACACTGCGAGTAATCGATCAATCACACCGCCGACTCCCGGTTGAACGGATTTCGTTTTACTAAACCCGCCCGATGCATTCGACCCGCTCTCGTTTGTAATCAGAGTCCCGCCATCCTGTTCCAATAGCTCACTCAGTTTAATCTCTAAACGATCCAGCTTGGACAGTTCCAGTTTCCGCAAATCCTCCGCCGACTCGTTTAGCTCCTTGCGCGTACGCCCGAGTGCCTTGGTCACGATTGCATGAGCTACCTTGGCGTCCAGCTTGGGGCGGCAGATATCAAACTCCACGCGCCCCGCTAGCTCCTCGGTGATTTGATCGTAACTCATACCGCGTAGGCGCAAATCCATAACGCGTTTAGCCCGGAGTCCGTTGGCGATACGTTGCTCCTCCGTTAACGGATCATCCCGCAACTCGCCTACCTGCTTTAACGCTGTGCGCTTGGCGAGCATCGCCTTCATGTGCTCCCGCGCTTTGGCGAGCTTGACAGGGTCAGTAATCTTTCGTCCTTTGGCGGGCATGACTTTAGACTAAGTCAATAGAGAGCCTAAGGCAAATCTGAGAGTTGCCGTTTAATGATTAAACGTTTTAGGGGGTTGACACCGAGGCATACTTTCCCTAAGATATTGACATGGCCGACAACACACCAACCACTCAGACCGGGAAGGTTTACGCGACGTATGCAGAGGCACAGGAGGCGTACGAGACGCGGACAGATTGGGCACAGTTGGAAAGTGTGGAGTGTGCGTTTGAGATGTGCGGACAGAAGTTTAGACGTGAGGTTGTAGGGCAAACGGAATGCCGGGATTGCCTCGCCTGTGACTGCACGGGATTCTACGAAGGGGAAGAGAACTAATCATGATCTACGCGAATAAAGAACGAGCGGTTGAAGTGGCTAAGTCACTCCGGGAGGACCCCATGCTAGGACGCCCTCATATGTTCGCGGCGTTGACTGTACACGGTTGGACGGTACGCCATGATCACGGGTATAGCAATGGCGATGTATTGGAGTGGGCACGATGACGGTCAAACGGCACTATCAATTGGTCGCGCTGACGGCTCAAGGCGGGCGAGATACGACTTATCACCACGGCAAAGAACCGGTAAGACGGCAATTGCGTAAGTACGGTAAGCAGGTTATCCGGTGTGAAGTGTGGGTACATCTTGGACCCGCCGTATGGAGACAGTTGTACTTGGGGCGTCCTGTGTTGTCGAGATTGTTTGACGAGGAGAACGCTCTATGAGGCGCACAGGTCCGAATCTGCAAAACATCCCGATTAAGCTCTCGCCCGAATCCCGAGAAGTCGTCAACCGGGTTCGCGGGTTCTCAATTAACGGGATCGGGATTGATACGCCAACTCGTCGATGTGTGTTTGGCTGTGGACAGGTTGCCGTGGTTAACTCGGCGGACGTGGCTATCTGTACCGACTGTCGCGCGTATTTCGATAACGTAGAGGGAGTGATTGTAAAGTGACAAGATCCAGACGGGGCGAGAATCGGTTGTTTGCAGTGGGCGCGTTAGCCGTCGTGTTGATGTGGCTCCCCAAGGACGTGTTAGCGTTCCTCGGTTACGCGGTCGCGGTTGTTACCGTGGCGTTGGTCGCGTTTATGTTGGGCGTGGGTCCGAGATTACGAGATCGGATGTAATGTTATCCGGCGTTGGAGTCGATGAGTTGTACAGTTTGATAGTTTCACCAAAGGAGAGAAGGGAAATCATGAAACACACTGAAGGCACGTACACACTAAACAATTTGAATGAAGTATTGGGCATGGCGTCAGACCTGTTGTCCGGGAAACTGGCGGCGACATTGCCGGATACAACGTCGATACTACTCGACCCGCCGATTAAAGCGACATTGATCCGGGAGACGCTGTCGGACAAAAGCGAGGTATTCAATCTCGCAATCAATCCGGTCGGCGATGTCGGCGAGAATCCCGAGGACGTAACGGATTGGAAACAGGCGATCCGGTTACTCGATCTCGTGTGGGCGGGCGGATGGCGTCCGGGTATCGAGATCCCTCAGGAGAATTGGGACATGGCGATTGTCATGCTCGACCTTGAGGACAATCTGCCCAATGCCGTTACGCGGGATTTAGTGATTAAACTCGGCGGCGAACGCATGAGCACGGAAGCGGTTATGCAGACGGGGAGCTTTCCGCGAAAGGCACAGGGATAAAGCCGTGAGTCCCCGTTGGTGGAAACTAGTCCCGGTAATCCTGATCGGACTCGGGCTGTACGTGGCGGCAGTGTTACTCGGTAACTTGATGGGGCTAACGCAATGATGCAGGAATGGAGCGACAACCGGGGGCGGGGCAGTGGCAAACCGTCCCTCGGCGATTGGGTGGTTGCGGTGTGCTGCATACTGCCGGGGGCGATTGGTTGGGGCGTGACGCTATGGGGGTTGATACATGCCGGTTGATGGATTCGTAGAGGAGTTGGGCGACTGTGACAGGTGCGGCGGGAGTCTCGGGTCCAAGACGTGGCACGGGGGTAAAAATGGCAATTGGGAGAGTTACAAAGATCACAATTGCATCGAGACGCTACGGGGGAGGATCGAGCGGCTAGAGGAGTGTAGTCATTCGCCTCAGCCGGTGATTCTGGAGGCGGATACTGTGACCGTCAGTCCGGGGCAGTTATGGTTATTGCTCCAGTTAGCAACGGTCTACGCGGGAGAGGGGCAGGGGTCGGACGAGTACGTACGGAAGTGTCGCGAAGTGTGCCCGCAGATTGTCCCGTTTCGCCGAGTCGTGTTGTGGGTTGATTGGACGTTGTAGACAGGGCACGCAAGGGATTAAAGCATGCTTATTTTGTATCGGCTACTAGCCAACGGGCGTACGCGCAAAATGCCGTTTACGCCCGCGCGATGGGAGGAGGGAATCGCGCTACCTGAGGTCGTGTGCCAGGAGGGGAATGCAACCGGTACGCCTTGGTGGAAAGCGTACCCGGACTCGGTTGCACACGTCGAGGGATTACGCCGGGTCACCCTCCTTAACCTCGTCAACTCCTCCGGTCGGGGATACCGGGGCGGCGTTAGAATCATCTGACGCTATGTCGTCATCCCCCGGAGGTCGGGAGCGCTTGGTCACATGGGAGAGCCTCTCCGCTCGCGCCCCGAGGAGCGTATCTAGCCTGCTCTTGCTCATAGTTCCCTCTCCTCTCCCGTCGCTGGGTTGATGCATCGACTCCACTCATCGTGATACGTCCGGTCGTCGTTCGGCTCCTCGCACCAAGGGCAGATCGACCCGGCGTGTACCCGGTGCCAAGTGACAGGTTGCCAGTTTGCTAAAACGCGCTGTAGGACGCGTCGGATTCCCAGGAGCCACCTAGCTACCTCCGAGGCTCCACACGTGGCAAGGGCTACGGGGAACCGGGCAAGAATGCGCCAATTAGCGGACTGGAGCCATAGCCAAATTACGACCGCTACCATACGACCGACCGGGGGCGGCGTTTCTTGATAGGCTCCGCCGCTGCCCGACTGGACGTGATCACGCCGACGATTAAGCCGACGAGAAACCCGGACAGGAAACAGAACGCCGCCGCCGAGATTAGGAAGATTACCATACGCGCCCCTGATTCCGGCGAGCTTGAGCTAGGAGCATGCGCTCGCGTGCATCACACAGCCACTCGATAAACTCGACAAGCAAGAAGAATGCGCCGACCGTGCATGCCGCGATTCCGATTACGACTATCATCGTCCTGAACTCCCCGGAGGTACTTGCCAGCGCGTTGCCCGGTCGTCAGGCGGGTTATCAATAGGCAAGTCCTCAAACGGTTGCATGAGGGTTTGCGGATCGATCCAAGGCAGTATGAATAGTTGCGCGACCCTCTGCCCCTTGAGGACGGTTTGTTGCGCCTTGGTCGGATTCGTCACGGGAATCCGTAGCTCCCCGCGATACCCGCTCGATACGACGCTAGCTGTAACCACGAGTCCGCGATCTGTGAAGACGCTTAGCCGACCGATTATCAAACCGACCGTCCCAACTGGCACGGCGAGCCGGATTCCCGTAGGCACAAGTCCCGAGGAGTGGGGAGGCAGTGACACGTTAATGGACGCCGGGAGATCGGCTCCCGCGTCATCGAACAGGCGCGCGGTCGAGATGTCGAAAGTCTGCCCCTGATCGACGGACACGCGTAACAGGTCGGCGTTCGGGCGGACCTGGATAACCGGCAATGACTCCTCGATAGTCTCCGCGTCGGGTAACTTCTCGGGCGGCGTAACCGGATCGGGCGATATTCGTTTAGCCATTAAATCTATTTAACCTCCTTGGGTTGGGTAACTCGGATCTCGTAATACGGCGTGAACACGGTTGCAGCTTTGACGACCTCGGCACACTGAGTCGGCGTGAACTTGTGAGCACTCATGAGGTAGTCGTTAAGCGCGTCGGCGGTAATCCCGGATCGACCGGATTTTGAATACGTGACTTTCTCCCCCGTCGCGAGTTCCCGTTCCCACGCGGCGGCGTCCCGCTCCCCAAACCCGAGCTTGGCACGTTCGCCGAGTTCCTTCTCCGCCTTGTGCAGCGGAGAGAGTTTAGCCTTCACGTCCGCGAGTTGTTTGAGGATCGTGCTAAACTCCTCAGCGGGTACGGCGAATTGTTTACGAGCCATTTATTTTGATCTCCTGTAGCGGGCGTTAATCTCTCTGTGGTGTTTCATATAAGCGTCAACCGGGAGCCCGAGCGCGTGTTCCTCGCATTCGTCTGCCCGGTCGAAGTCTTCCTCGTCGTCGGCGTAATTCACCGGGGTAGACGCACATGTAAAGCACTTCCCCGCCCCCATGGAGTACTCTCGCCCCGTACACGCGGCGTTACACAGGCGGCAATATCGATCTAACGCATTTGCACTCATCGTTCTAACATCTCCCAATTCTCCTCGGTCATACCATAGCCCGCTGAGATTGGCGCAAGGAGACGGCAGCAATTCGGTATTACCTCTTCTGCCGCCCACTGGAGGAACTCGGCGAGGATCGAGGGGCGTCCTTCAAACACTAGCTCATCGTGGATTTGGATCAACGGGACGAGCACATACGGGTCGTGTGGAAACTGTGATTGGATCTTACACACGCGCTCCCACAGGATTATCATAATGAGCTTGAGCAAATCCCCGGCTGTACCTTGGATCGGCGTATTGGAGGCGAAACGATTCCCTTCCTCGGCGATCTTGGGTACAGCGGATTTTACCTCAGGGATGTAACGAATTCGTCCGAATAGCGTATACACGAGACCGTACAAACGTGCTCTCCGGTGTTGCTCGTTTTGGTAGTCCCCGATCTCGTAATACATGTCCGGGGCATAGAACGTATCAAGAAAGTCGGCGCAGTGTTGATCGGTCCATACGTCCGGGTCGGCTCCCAATCCCACCATTCGGACGCTGAGCCCTCCGGGAGTGATTTCATAGATCGATCCAAAGTTTCCGATCTTGGCATTGGAGCGTTGGTCCTTTCGATCAAGGTTCTCGGTTAACCATGATTTGAGTTTCTTCTTATCGACGTTAACCGGGTTGCCGTATTCACCGGGCCAATTGAAAAACTTTGCCGCTGAGATCGAGTGGATGTCCGCTTTCTTGTTGAGCGCCTCTAGCAGACGGATGGATTTTGAATAGTGAGCCGCTAGTACAATCTCGATCTGGGCAAGATCGATAGCGCCCAACGCATTACCGAACGACGGGACAAAGCATCCACGGACCGCGCGTCCGAGTTCAGAACGTGACGGGATGTTCTGGAGGTTAGGATCGGAGGACGACAAGCGCCCGGTGAGAACTTGGCAGTTGTTGAATGTCGTATAGATGCGCCTAGCCGGATCGAGACGCGCGCGAGCCGCCAACGGGACCGCGTAGGTGGTTAGGAGTTTGCTACAGCCGCGCCAGTCGCGGAGATGCGGGATACATGTATGTTGCGCCTCCAGGAACGCGAGCGCGTCATCGTCCACTTTGTAGCGCGATTGGGATTTAGTTAACCGGATGTTGCCGGGATCTAGGTCTAATCCGCCTCGGGAGCGTTTACCGAATAACACGCGCTCGACTTGGTCCGGGGAGCCGATGGCGAAATCGTTACGACCAACCGCTGAGTAGAACGCGGTTTCATGTTCAAGCATTAGCCCGCGTACACGGTCGGCGAGTCGGTCGGCGGCAAACGGATCGAACTCAATCCCGGTCCGCATCATTTGACACAGCATGGGTACGATACCGTGATCGAGCCGAGACGCGTTGCCGGGATTTGGCTCTCCACAGAGGAGAATACCGCCATGGAGAGTTTGCATAGTATGTAAGAGTGGATGTGTGGATACAGTCGCGGGCGTTTAATGATTAACGAGTAAAACCCATGGGCGCGTACGGGATTGCTGATCTCCCGCCCCATCCCAACCGGATACGTTGGAAGTAGCGCCCCCGGTCCCCCCGGTTTGCTACGTACACCGGTTCGGTTGAGACGCCGTTGTCAAGTACCTCAATACGGCTGTGGTGTGCGGGGCACGCGGTACACATGCGGTTCTTACAATACGCCCGCCCGCGCTTCTGACTCTTAGACACGCCGCACGTATCGCAATACGTGGAGACGATGACCTTACTGCGTCTGACGCCTTTGGAGACTTCCCCAACCTGTTGTTGCAACTTGGGCGCTACTTTGCCGAACCTCTCTACCGCGCCTCTCGCTTCCATCGTGCTACCTGTCAACGCGCTTAACGCTGCTAATAACATCGCTCTCATGTGTACTCGTTCCTCGTTTCTTTATATATAAGGCACAGGGGGTAGTGCTATTGTGCTGTGTGCTATGAGACAGTGTGCCCTGTGCTCATGTGCTGTGTGCCAATGTGCCGTGGGTTAGACTTTCCTCCTCGCCTCCTCTGCAAAAATCTGCAATATCTCCGGGTCGATCCCATTGGTAACCGTTAACACTTCCGACATCTCGATTACCTGGATCACTTCTCCCGTGTCGTCGTCCTCAATCTCTTTGATCGCCCGCTCCGTG